CCTTGTGCGCCTTGAATTCCTTGTGCGCCTTGTAAACCTTGAGGACCGAGATTTCCTTGAAGTCCTTGAGATTGGTTAAAGCCCCCACCTTGAAGACCTTGAAGACCTTGAAGACCTTGAGCACCAATTAAACCTTGTAATCCTTGAGTACCTTGTGCACCTACAAATCCAGATGCTGACAATTCAGTCCACTCATAATGCAAATTGTCTAAAGTAATGTATGTGTACTCGCTACCAGAGTTTGCATCAATCCAGATGTCATTTTTGTTTGGGTAGGGCGGAGGAGTAGTTGAGAAAGTAACTGCTGGGTTACCAGTATTTCCCTGTAGACCTTGAAGTCCTGAAGCTCCTTGCAGTCCTTGAGTTCCTTGCATGGAACCAGCAGGACCTTGAATACCTTGCAGCCCACTACCCTGAACACCTTGCTGACCTTGCAATCCTTGGAGACCTTGAGTACCAGTACCTTGTGTTCCCTGAATACCCTGAACACCAGCGCCCTGCAATCCTTGAACACCTTGAGAGCCAGATAAGCCTTGACTTCCCATTAATCCTTGGAACCCAGTAGTTCCTTGAGCACCAGCGGGACCAACAGGTCCAGGGTTTCCTGTCACACCTGCAAAACCAGAGGCGCTGACTTCAACCCACGCGTAGTTAATGTTATCGGCAGTAATCCATGTGTACTCAGAGCCAGAAGTAGAATCTACCCAGCGGTCACCAATCGTTGGCAAAGTTGGGGGAACTGGTCCAAAACTTAATGCAGCATTAGGACCTTGAACACCTTGAGTTCCCTGTACAGAACCTGCTGGTCCTTGAATACCTTGACCTGCAGGACCTTGAAGTCCCTGCGTTCCTTGGAAGCCTTGAATACCTTGAGAGCCAGACCCTTGGAGACCTTGGAATCCTTGAATACCAGAAGAGCCTGTGTTTCCCTGTGTTCCTTGAAATCCTTGAATACCAATTCCACCAACTTGACCTACAGGACCCTGTGTTCCAGAAAAACCTTGTACACCTAGAGAGCCTTGAATACCTTGAATGCCAGGACCGCCTTCAACGCCCTGAAATCCTTGAACTCCAAGCCCACCAATAGGACCAATCTGCCCTTGAAGACCTTGAAGACCTTGAGCACCAATTAAACCTTGAGGACCGAGATTTCCTTGAAGTCCTTGCTTGCCTTGTAAACCTTGAGGACCGAGATTTCCTTGAAGTCCTTGAGATTGGTTAAAGCCCCCACCTTGAAGACCTTGAAGACCTTGAAGACCTTGAAGACCTTGAGCACCAATTAAACCTTGATTTCCTTGTAAGCCTTGGGTCCCTTGCTTGCCTTGTAAACCTTGAGGACCGAGATTTCCTTGAAGTCCTTGCATAGAACCTGCAGGACCTTGGATACCCTGTGCTCCAAGTTTTCCTTGAGTTCCTGGAATTCCTTGAAGGCTATTGCCAACAGATATATTAATAGGCGCGGGAGGAGTTACCGTTATTCCCTGTATATACTGTAAACAACCGCAAGTAGAGCACATTACCAGCTACCGCCTAATGCCCCAGGAGAATCTGTCACCTCTTGAGTAACAAAGACTTGTCCCTTAATGTAAGTTTGGCGCCACGTTGAGTCTGTGCTTGATGTCGCATGTAAATCCCAAAAGGCGCGAGTAGGAAGATATTGCGTATCAGAGGTAGTTAAAGAAATCTGAATAACACTTGATGTAGGACTTGCTGAAATTGTGGTTATAGTAAATGTCGCGTAAATGGAAGGTGATGCTGGATATGTGCGAATTTGTGCAGCAAAAATAAGATTAGTTACGTCAAATGGGAATGTAAAGCTTTCGCTGAAAGAATCGCCTTGAGTGAATACAAGGTCAACGGTTTGAGAGTAACTTGGGATTGGAGTTGCTCCCATAACATCTGTAGGGAGATAAACTCTTTGCGGAATACGTGAGTCATCAATCTCTTGTTCAACATATACAGGGATAAGCTTATTAGTGGTTCGAGATACTCTGCGAAGAGTTCCCATCTCAATGCGCCACAAGCCGATATTAAGTTGGGCGCATAGGGTCTTATAGTGCTCCCACCGACGTTGGATGTGGGCAGCAAGTTGCTCGTAGCGTTGAGCACGAGGAATCATAACTCCGTCTGGGGCTGTAATATTGATGTCAAAAGCTGAGTCTGTAGATAGAGCCCATAGACCCTCAATAGTTGCCAAAATCGCAATAGGGTATTCCTCAACAGGTTGAATCTTATCTATGGTCATCGTAGAGCCATACTGGTCAGTTCTGTTGTATGTGTGCTCGATAACAGCAGTGTTAACAAAACCCTCAATATCAGAGTCTAAAAAGTATCTGTTCTGTATCCCTGTAATAGAGATTGCAGCTCCATTTGCTGGGGCAGTAACAAAAGTAACAATTCCAGTGCTTTGCTCTACAGTATATCCAGCTGGGTAGGCTATTGGGGAACCAGCTACGGTTACCAACATATTGGTAAGTTCAACAGGCTTAGCGTTTACCGTAAACTGCGTGGAGACCCCATCTCCTGCTGCAGAAAAGTTAAATTGGGTCTGTTCGTCTCCAAGCTCTAAGCGAGTTCTTGCAATCAAATCAGCTAATGCAGACACCCAATACTCCTAACGCTTCCCCTACATAGTGACATTAATTAATGAAAAAATCTCAATAAACGAAAAAGGCGCCCAAGCAGGACGCCCATCTCGCTTAGCTAATGCCTTAAATACTGGCAGCTAAATAACCTTTTTCCTTAAGGTGCAGAGCTACATTGCGTGTTACATAGTAAAGTTGCATAGCCTTAAAGCTGTAGTTATTTCCTTTACCAAGAGTCATGTTGTCAATATCTTGGATAACGCGAATTGGAACCTTATCTTCTTCTTCGTTAGTCAAATCGACAATATTGTCCACAATAACTGTCTCACGATTAGGTACTGTCGCATCAATAGGCTGGTCAAGAGCCACCTGAGCTTGTGCGCTAATCATTGACATAGAAACTGCTTTTTCTTGTTGCTCTTTTTCAAACTTTTCGGCAAGAGCTGCACGAGTACGTCCTGTGACGTCAGTCGGGCTTGGTTGTTGCTTTGGCATGTAAGTATTCTCCTAATTAGTATCTCGGTTAAAATAGAGCGAGCTCCGTAGAGCCCGCCCCCTCTGCTATTAAGTTGTTAGTTGGTTTCTGCAATAACAACAGCCTGGTCAGTGATAAGACCGAGACCGAAGATTGAGTACCAAGCGATTGCGTGCTCACGACCGAAGTCCAAGATACCGCCATCGCGGAGCTCGACTGGGAGTGAGATAGCGTGACCGAATGCGTTATCTCCAATGAAGATAGCTGAGTAGCGGTCAGAACCACCGTTACCTGTGTAGGTAGCAGGAGTTGTGTAACCTCCACCAGGAAGAACTACAGGTGAAGCAACTGCAGTATCAGCGGTGTAGCTTGTACCAGCACCACCAGCAACCTTGAGAACCTGAGTGGTCTCAATGAATACTGTGTCGTAGAGGCGACCGATTTCACCGAGCATGAAGTTACCTGGAGCAGCGTACTTTGTAACTTCGATGAACTCTGGGTTGTCGCGAAGTGTACGGCTCTGGTGTGGGTGAACGAAAGCAACGTAGGTCTCGCCCAAACGTGGGATGTTCTTGGTAGCAAGGGTTTCGATGACGTCCTTGACAACGTGAGGTGTCAAGTAAGAGTTACCTGTCATTGAGGCACGTGATGTACCAAAGGTTCCGTATCCGTACCAGTTGTTAACTGCTGAAGATACTGATGAGCGGTCTTCACCGTAAAGGGTTGAAGAAGCTGCATAGAGGGTGTCGCGTGAGAGCTGGTCAAGATAGACAGCCATGTTACGACCGAGAAGACGTGAAGCAGATGCCATCACATCGTCAAATGAGGCGTTGAGCAAAAGCTCTGAGATAGCAAGAGCATAACCATGCTCAGTAACAGTAATTGAGAACTGTTGTGCTGTAAGAGCGTTTGTCTGCATACGAACACCTTCGACGAGCGGTGAAGCAAAGCCGAGGTTGTTGTAACGCATGAAGTTAATCTGAAGACCAGGAGCTACTCCGAGCTCTGTCTTCTTTACTGCGAACTGCTCAAAGCGAAGGATAGGCATTGCTTGGAACAAGATTTCCTTGGACCAGATTGTCTGAATCGCTTGAGTCAGTTGGGTGTTAGTACCCGAATAAGCTGTTGGGGCTGCGGCGAGATTGCCAGAACCTGTAATTGCTGATGCCATTTGGCTTTGACTCCTAAATTAGTCGTTGATGGATGAAGGTGGGTTAACTGAACATTCCCTGTGAACGACCTTGAGCGGTTTCGCTTAAGAGTCGTGAGCGGTATTTTGCGTATTCCGCCATTGGCATATTTGCAATCTCTTGCGGTGTCAATGTGCGTTGTTCCGAATTGGTTTCCAAAAGTCCAGCTGGGGGCGTAGTAACCCGTGTCCCCGTCATTTCGCGACGAATCTCTTGACGAGACGCCTTCGCATTGTTGAGAATAGAGTCTGTGCGAGCCTTCAAATCATTGATGCTTGCTTCAACTTCATCTCTAGTATTTCCATTAACTAGGTCTACTAGCTCAGGTGCGATGTAATCGCGTTCCTGCTCAAGACGCTGGTTGCGGTAGTTTTGTAAATCAGACAACTGACGTTCTTTTTCCCAAAGTGAGAGGGCAGTTTCGCGAGCAAGACGCTCACGTTCCAACTCTTCCTTCCACTCTCGCTCCTTCAACTTAAGAAGGTCTTTAGCAGAAAGCTCTTCTTCAAGAACTTCGCGCTGTTTCTTATTAAGTTGTTCTAGCTCTTCTTGCTCACGTTTAGCTGCCTTAGCTGCGTCTTTGTCAGCTTCGCGCTTCTTTAGTGATTCAATCTCCGCCTTGAGCGAGTCAATTTGCGGATAGAGCTTTTCTTTTTCTTGCGAGCGTACTTTTGCTAAATCTTCCTCAGTGTAGAACTTCTGAGCATTAGCAGTTTTTGGAGTAGTAGTAAAAGCTGAGGCGTCAACGCCCTGGTTACCTACTACTGGGACTGTACCTGTCTCGGCTGCAAAGCCTTCAACAGCAACGTTGTTGATTTCTGACATGCTTATATATCCTTATTCTCGGGGTCGTCTTCCAATGTATTTTCACGATTGACCTAACAGTTATTACAGTATTTAATTTTTCTCCTACATTACGAAAATGTCAGGCTAAACCATTATTTTTCGTAATCTTCTGGTACACGTCTTTGTGGGAGCTGCGTACCATAAGCTTCTGTTACTAGGCGGTTTCTGAGGTCCGCGTCACCTTGCTGAAGAATCATTTGAGCCTCATCTAGTACTGGAGTTGCTCCTCCAGCAGGGGATGGGGTTATTTGTTGACCCTCGCTAGTAGTTGGGAGAGGCACTGCGGTTCCATCTGGACCAGCCATCATTCCCGTTAATTGGGCAATTTCATTTTGAATCTCTGTCTGAAGCAGCTTAAGAGCGCCATCAGCCTTAGCGTCATCCATAAGTTCTTGACGGATTTCAGTAAGCTTTTTAGCAGGGAACATCTCTCCAAGCGTGCGCAAAGCACCTTCCTTAGACTCAAGCCCAAGGGTCATCATGGTTTGAACTTCGTTCAAAAGGATGAGCTTGTCTAGAGGAAGTGGTGGTGGGAACTGGCAATAAGAGCGATAAGTAATAGGGTCTGAAGGGTCTAGCTGGGCTACCTGACCTGGCTTAAGAGGGGTAGTGCTTTCATTAGGGTTCCAGATAAAGGTCTCTGGTTCTTTAACTGCAAGGTTTAAAAGAATTAATTCGTTTACACGCTCTAGGGCATGTGCGTATTGAACAATCTTTTGGTGGTAACGCGCCATCAATGGTTGGAATTGAATGCTAAGAGCAACACCTGAAGTGTTAGAGATAGGCTGTGCTTGACCAAGAGCGGTCTCTGGGACACCCACCATCTCGTGCATGGCTTTCTTGAGCATGTTCATAAACTCAAGACCGCTTTTTAGACCCTGAGCACCGCCTTCAAGGTTTTCCACTTTGGCGTCTTTAGGAAGTCCACCCCAGACTTTATTAGCTCCTTTTTCGAGCTGGGAAGCTTTAGCTCCGATAATAACTGTGACGGGAGCAGCGTGGTAATTAACAATATCGGCAATATCAGTAGCAACCTCGTTATAAGTGCGATTGATATTAATAATTTGGTCACAATCACTGAGACCCCATGGACTACCGCTAATGCGAATATTAGGGGCATGAACAACAGGAATAGTGCCGAGCGGGTTCGGGCGTGAGTCAATGAGTTCGTCATTAATGTATTCCTCGATTGTGTCTTCTGTAAGTATTTCTGTATAAGTAAATACTTGGCGGGTTCCTTCTAGAGACGTTCCCCAGAAACGATACTTAAGCTTAAAGCGGATAAGGCGTTCACGGTCATGTGGGTGGAACTCTGGAAATGCAAAAGAAGAGTTCAGGGGAAGAATACGAACTCGTCCTGGGTGAACGCGACCAGCAGAGTCTTCATAGGCTTCTTCATAAGCAACTTTGATAAAGCAGTCACCTGAAACCGTACCTTGCTGACCAATTTCCCAAAGCACAGTTGCCTTGTTGTTATCTACTTCCCATACACGCTCAAGAAGGTCTGGGACAATAGCTTCGGTCTCTTTAGGGCTACGGAAGTTAACGCCCTTGCCGAATGTAAAGTTAATGATGAAGTCTGAGAAAGCTCTAAAATAATTTAATGCAATTTGAGGTTCGCCTGCTTGACTGCGATAGGAATAGTGGTGTCCAAGATACATCGCCCAGTTCAGGGAGTATCTGTTTAAGCGTGGACCATGTACTTCAAACTCTTCATCCGCTAGCTCTACAAGTCCGAGAGGGGAGATGGAGATAGTTAAATCGCTTGACGCCGCCCTGTAACTAGGGGGTGAAAAGTCAATTGAACTCACAACACATCCTTATCTATCCAGGCTAACAATACTAATAAGTCGATAAATCTACAGACGACTCACGGTAATTGATTTATGTTCTTTTTGACCTTTTTCCTAACAGGTCTAAGAACACGTTTCTTCTCTTCTTCTTCTTTTTTTTCAATAGCTTCATGTGCGTAATCGCGAAGACGTGGGTCCACTTCTCGCTTAGAAGCTACGAACTTTCCACCCATTTGTTGATATTTTGCATGAATCCAGTGACCGCGTGCGGGGGAGTTTTTTGAAAACTTTGCGTTTGCTTGCGCAGTAATGGTGTTAAATAAACGTGGGTTGGAGGGCACTCCAATAGGACCTTCGGATACTTCTTTACCTCTGATAAGTGCCATTAATAATCCTTAGATAGGTCCCAGCCCCCAACCTTTAGGGTCAGGGGTTGGTCGTCTCTTTTAGTTAGTCGTTAACGACTGCTGGGTTAAGGCGCTTTTGATTTGAGCCGCTACGAGCTACCTCTTCAAAAGCCATCTCTGCTGACTTTCCGAAAGCTCCTTGTGAGAACTCACTCAAGGTGTTCTGTGCTTCTACCCATGCTGCAGAACCAACGTGAGCGCGTTCGCGCATTGTCTCTTCAGCTGTCTTTGTGTGAACTGGGTTGTTGCGGTTTGGGCGACCCGCTGCTGCGATAAAGCCTTGTAAAGCTCCCTTTGAAAACTCTGCTGGAACATCTGTATCAGTTGCAATACCCTCTTCAAAACGAAGTGGTCCGCGCTGTCCTGGTGTTGCTGGGGACATCTTGCGGTCATACATGTTTCCTGGAACTTCAGGGAATTTTGGTGTTGGTGCAATTGCCATTAGTTTAACTCCTAAATTAGGTTGAGGACCTCAGTTAAAAGTGTGCTACTTAATGGTAAGTAATACAGGCTAAACCTAGATTATCTTTGGAAAAAGACATTTTGCGACATTTCTACCTGAGGCATGGTCAGGTCAAGCGTCAGGCTACAAGCAATAGCCAATGAGTCCGCATAGTCATCGTGAGCATGAGCCTCATCTGGGGCAGCAGCCAAAAAGTTAGGACCAGTGAACTTTGTTTCCAAATCAGTCATCTGTTGAACAAACCTCTTGTAGGTGCGAAGTCTGCGGGTTTTAGCGTGGGCAGGAAACCCAATTAAACGGCGGTCAATAAGCGCTTTAAGATGTTTCCAACGCTTAGACTGCTCAGGCTGACTACTACCGATAGCGTGAACCTCTGTTCTAGGTAGTAAGATTTTAAGGCGTTGAGCAACTGCGTCACCTACGCCGTTAGCGTCAACTCCAACAGCAAGAACATCGTAGTTACTCAAAAAGTTAACAATTTGAAAGTACTGGTCTTCCCAATCATCTCCCTGTATCTCAAGCCAGTTAAGGATACGATGGTCGAAGTATCCAAATTCATCTGGTCTATCCCAATCAACCCAAACAACTGTGACTACCGTAGAGTCCATCTTTCTAGCAGGGTCAATGCCTACAACAACAGGAGTTCTTTGCCAAGCGCGAACAGTCTCTGCAGACTTATCTCCCAGCTCTTCCATAATGTTGCTGGTAACGAACATTCCTCGTTCCAGTAACCATTTGTTACAGTAAGACATCTGAAACTCGTCTGAGTCTTCACCGATACGTAACTTTTCTTTTTTAATGAACTTGGCGTAATTAGGGTTGTACTTAGAAACTTCTCGCCAGTCCCACTCAAAGTGATTCTGTCTTTTTGCCCTAGCGGTCTGAACTCTTTTGTTCAGCTGAATGGAGCGGTAAAAATTATTTTTGTGCGTGGTAGGTGTACCTGTTTTAACCATAGTACCTGAGTAGTACGCAAGCATAGGAGAGATTGACTTGGAGACCACAAAGTCATCTGCCTCTTGACACTCATCAATAACAATGAGGTGAAAGGATTTAGATTCAATCTTTGCGCGAGGGTTAGCGGTCATCATCATTAAAGATGAGCCAGATTTCTTTAAACGAATTTGGCGAGTAACCCCTGGAACCTTACCAAGACTGTCATCAATCTCTGGGTCACCAAGAATCTCTAGTGCACGCTCTGAGGTAAGGCGGTTAACAGTTCTACCAAATAGAGTTTCTACCTGACCTTCGACTGGGGCGAACATACCAATCCAGACTCCGTTAGAGAATTTGCCGAGTAAATCGGGATACATCTTAGCTAGGCGGGGGAGAAGAACCATGAGAGTTGCTACTGTATTAGCAATGGTTTCTGACTTACCTGACTGACGGGCTGCTAAAGCTGTTATTTCTTCACCGTCGTTAATTATTACTGACTCAATGATTCGTCTAGCCAAAGGCATTTGGTAGGGGTGGAGCTCATGCCCAACAAGAGCAGTTTGAAATTCAATGCAACGGTCTACTAGTTTTTTAACAAATTCTTTAGACAGCTCATCGAGCTCTTCTTCTTCCTCAACGGGGAGATTTTCTTCATCCTCGTCTTCAAGAAACTCATCTTCTTCAAAAAATTCTAGTTCTGTCATAATACCCATAGTCTATGAGATGTCGGTTGCCTGGGTTACATAAACCCAGGCTAACCTTGTTACCACGACACGGAGAGAGGAAACACGCGGTAGCTTAACTATACAGGTATTGTCGACAAAACGCTATTTGCGAATAAGCGTGTCGCGTACTTTGAGAGTGTCTACTACAGCGTGTAGAGCCTCAGCACCATTAAGGGCTTCTTCTAAGTAATAAGAATCGCGAGTTCTCATAAATGCGCTTAAGCACTTTCCTATCTCATTTACGCAGTTTTCTGCCCACATCTCCAGCTCTTGGCTAGGGATGCGTTGAATTCTTTTAGACACTTTTTCAGAGAACGGCTTAGTCCAAGGCTCTTTATTTCTTTTCAGCATTCCAGTCCTCTATGTCCTCTGTGCTTACAGGAATAGTTCTTGCCTTCATTGCTTGAGTAATTAGGTAAGCAGCATCGTCATCAGATATGTTTTCGTGGCTTTTGTAAAACCAACCAACATAGTAGCCTGGAATAGTTTTAGGAGCTCTAAAGATTAAACAACGACCTTTTCTAAAACGCTCTTCAGTTTCTTGCGTAGTCCCTAGTTCTATTACAGGGAAGAAGTTCTTATGGTAATAGTTAAGCTTTCCAGCATATAGTGGTCCAAATGATTTCATTCGTTAAACATCACTCTCGTATTTTCGTCCATCTCTTCAGGGTCAAAATTAACATCCATGACATATTGAAGCCCGTTGGGACCCCTGCTGTCAAACCCCTCATTCCACAAAAACTTGCCTGTAGATTGGGAAGTTTTCAGTCTAGTCCATACATCTGCTGGCACACCTTCCCACGACACCCAAGCACCATCAGGAAAACCCACTACAAGCTTTTGTTGGTCTCGGTTATAAGCAATCTTTTTAGCTCTAGGTTGTTTATGCTTCGCGGTAGGAGCTGTAGTTGGAGCAGTCTGCTGAGTCCAAGGAGTTGACCTAGCAATCTCCCAACGCTCTTTCTTCTTTTCTTCAGGGAAGTAAATGTCATTGTAAGAAGGGACTACATTGTTAGATGGTGTTTGACCTCGGTCAAAAAATATCTCTTCGGGATTAAGCCTCGGTCTCTTCCTCGCCATAATCATCTCCTTCACATACATGGTCTTCGGTCTCTTCTTCGCGAACTCTTACAAAGCAGTTGGCGCAACGCAACCATTTTATAGGTTTAAATTTATTTTGAGCGGTAGAGCCTAAAGGGGTGTCACTTCCATCTTCTGGAAACGCTGATTGATAATCCACAACAATCTTTGGTTCAGAGGCAGGATTACCCTGAGTCATCTCTGGTGGGAAAGGTCCCCTAGGAGCATGAGCATGTTTAGGAACTGGATGGGCTTGAGGAGCGTCAATTCTTTGGATTCTAGTAGCAAAGATACTCTCATCAAATGCTCCCATTAGTTTTCGTCCGTCTTTTTCTTTCTAGTAGTCGTCTTCTTTACTGGCTCTTCTACGATAGGCGCAGGGATGTCGTAGTGACCTGCCATTGCCGTTGCGTGTAGGCGTAAAGGCAAGCATTTAGCGCAGTAGTAGATTGAGTTAGCGCCTTTATTCTCTACTAAGTAGATTGCTTGGTTTTCGCAATTAGCACACTTCACGATATCTCCTTATGGAAATGGGGGCATCTCTGCCCCCATTAATTTGATTGATGTTACTTGGTTGTTGAAGCTGCTGAGAAGTGCTCGTAAGTGGACTTCAAAACAGGTCCGAAAACACCTATAAGTGCTGCCCATGCAACTTGCTTAAGGTGGTGGTTTCCACCCTGCCAGATTGCAACGCCAGCGACTATGGTTGAAATAATGTAATGCTCAAATAGAGCCTTGGTCTTTGCGTTCATGTTTACTCCTCGATGTTGTTTGCGTATGGCGTTATGATGTGCGAATCAGCCTGCACGTTGGGTGAAGACGAATTCGACGTATGAGATGATACACCAGCTAGAGCCGCTGTGGCAACGGCTACAAGGTGTTTCGGGTCAGTAGAATATCCTGTGGCAGCCCAAGTAGCCATTCCAGCGGAACCCGCTATAGC